AGTGATATTTACTTAAAGGATTCTGAAATAATAATTTGTGGATTGGAAATGTCTTGTGCATCGTGGCGTTGCTCCTTGTTCATCGTCTGATACTCGCCAAGCAGTTCCGAAATTCTGTTTTGTAAACTATACTCGTCCTGCTTCATCTTTGCACGGTCGTTCCTGTATTCACGAGACAAGGCTTTCAAGTAACGAGGTAGCTGTGCATAGATACCTTCATTGATATATCCTGTCAGCACATCGCATTGCGATTTTAACTCGCTGTCGGTTGTAATCTGCTTGATGGTACGCAAGAACTTGTTGGCTTCAAGCGAAGTCTTGTCAAGATCGGAGCGGTTTATTGATGATGTATCGGCTGCCTCCACATATTCGGCCGTATATTGAGCCAATGCACTGTTTACGTGCTTGTAGTGCTGTTCTTCTTTAGAGAACGGCACAGGCTGTTCTTCCGGCTTTGCTTTGAGATATTTTACCGCTTCAAGAAAGTCGATAACCTCTACACCGATGGCTGTTGCCAAATAGAACTCTGTCTTGACATTGGAAGAAACAAATATAATAGACTTACCGCTATGCTTTCCTGTATCACGCATTACACGGCTCTTCATTGGCAGTGCCTTGATTTTGTGATACAGTTTGCGGTCGCTATTATAGAGTTCACGCACCTCACGCAATAGGGCGATTTTCTTGTCAATGCTATCCTTTACATTGTTATCGAACATCTGGAACTCCTTTACAATCTCCTCTTTGGAGTAGATTTGTGCATCTTCGCCAAATGCCGAATGGAAACCTTGCAACTTGACAAGGGCATTCTTATATAGCTGAATTTCTTTATCGCCCTGTTGAGACGGGTAGAACATATAGTTGTAAATGTTGGGAGCAACCGAACCGATACGGTTTACACGACCGATGCGCTGCATTAATCGGGTAGCGTTCCAAGGCGAATCGTAATTGACAATTACATTGGAGCGATGCAAGTTCACACCTTCCGCTAACACATCAGATGTAATGATGATGTTGTACTCCATAGAAGCGCAGTCAAAGTTTTAGCATCAAAATTCTCCTTGATGGTCTGCCCCAAGCGGTTACGGTTGGCAGCCGTAACCATTAAGACATCGGAACGACCCATTTCCTTTGTAAGTCTATCGTACAAATAGTTCAGTGTATCCACACTTTCGGAGAACAGCACCAGTTTGCCCGATGGATTTATTCCCTTGTCGAAGAAGTTATGAGTAAGGTTTTCTCGGAACTTATCGAATTTCGGGTCGTCATTCTCTTTCTCCCAGTCTGCATTGAGTTGTTCCAATATATCACGGTCATGGTGGAGCATTTCAAGAAATTCAGAAGTGAATGCATTGGCTGAGAAGGTAATATCCTCGGCTGCATATCCCTTGCTCATGGCATACTCAATAATCTCATCAAGCTCCATATTCTTTGCTTGCAGGTCTTTTACCTTCAAGTCGGGAGCAATGATAACTTTGTCTTCCTCGAACATCTTAATCATATCGGTTGTGATACGAAGAAGTGTACGGAGCGATTTTTTGAAAGCATAAAAACTACTTTCCAATCGCTTCACCATGTGGACACGATAGATTCCGGCCAATGTCTGACCGATATGTACGGCATTCTTGTACCTGTTACGATATTCTGGCTTCAAGAATTCCACCGCACGATAACGGGCATAAGTCAATCCCTTGCCCTCCGGATTCTCATCTGTTTTTCCATCGGTCAATTGTTTCAACGTTTCGTAGAAACGATTACTTGTGCCGGAGTCCATCACGTACTCCAATTCGTTAGGTGGCAGAATATTGGGAAATATGATGCCTTGCGACTTGATGTCTGCCCTATAATCAGGGTCATTTAGAATATTGTTGCGTGTACGACGAACTGTTACCTTGTCAATAACCTTGCTACGTATTTGCTCATATATTTTATCCACTTCGGATGTAACATCACGCTTATCACGTTCACGCATCAATCGCTTGTACTCCAAGATATATTCCGAGAAGAAGCCTTTGAGGTTCGGAACTCCATCAATGGTGCAGCTCTGGCTGTTTTGGAACAGCAACAATTGATTCTGTAAATCGTCGGGACGGTTATTGAGTGGGGTTGCTGAAAGAAGCATCACTTTCTTTTGCGAACTCTTCAATAAGCCCATATTCACACAAGGAGACTTGCATATCTTTTGTAACTCGTCATACTTGCCCGAACTGTCGCTTCGGAAACCATGTGCTTCATCGACAATAATTAGGTCAAACTCCTCTTTATCCTTGTAGTTGCCTTTACCGTCAAGAACTTTGGATAGACTGCCATTGGTGACAAACTGGGCTTTTTTGTAGATGCCGAACAACTTGAATGTATTTCTCCAGTTGTCTTCCAAAGCAGGAGGATAAACAACAAGGATATTGGTGTTTTTGCCGTTAGCCTCTACAAATCGCTTGGCTATCATTGTGGCAATCATAGTCTTCCCCAAACCTACAACATCGGCAAGGAACAAACCGTTATGCTTCATCAGCATCTGATAGCCTTGAATAACGGCATCTTTCTGATATTTCAAATCCTTGACACCATCGGGCAACTGAATGGAAAAATCATCTTCCACTTGGTCGCCAAAAGTATCGATAAGCACTTTTATGTATAGTTCGTATGGCGTTGGCTGATAACCCAAGTATGTTTTCTTCTTGTACTCTTCAATATCTTCGGCGGTCAATGGTACAGCTTCATTCCACAAAGTCCAAAACTCATCGGAGCAATACTTCACATCGTCAAAGTCTTTCATCGCCACATTAAGTTCGTATTGCGGCGGTTGCTTAATGCCTAAACCAGAATCAGAGATATTTGAAGAACCCATAATAACCCAACCATCGCTGTGTTCACTATGATTCTGTGGCAAACAGAGATAGAATTTGGCGTGCAGGTTTTTGGTAGCGTGGATACGCATCTGTAATCGTCCTGAAACAAGGTCTTCGCACATCTGCAAAATACCTTCTTCCACTTCGGGAGCATATTGGGCATTAACAATATCTTCTTTGAAGCCGTTGTGGTAGATTTCCTTTGCCTTGTCATCATTGGCCAGCATTAGAAGTGTCTTGTTATGTTTACGGAAAATATCATCTATGTTGATACCAACCAATATCTTGATTTCTGATATATCACCTAATTCCTTACGCAACTTAAAATATCCTGATGAACGGAAGAAACCTACAACCGCCAAGAAGCGGTCGAATGTTGCCATCTCCGAAGCAATACCTTTCAACTTGTCGAAAAGCGTATTGCCAAGTCTATTATTGAAAAATTTTGTACTCATAATGTTGATGCCTATTGTCTCTTGCCAAGAGACGGACGAATTGGCTTATCTTATTGATATATAGTCATGTTTAGCTATTTTCAGAATAACTTTCGCAAAACATTCAGATTCTCTCGCAAAACAAAAGCATGGCAATAGGCAAGATTTTAAGTGTTCTATATCCTGAAAATCATTGTTTTGCTTAACTTTGCACTATAATATCCGTCTCTTGGCAAGCGTTGGACAGATTCGCTAAACATCCACTGCCTCACAGCAGATCCAGTATTTTCTTATTGGCTTTATCTACCACGGTGGTATCCAACGATGCAAGATAAATCTGCGTAGTGTTCTCAGAATCATGCCCCATACCTTCGCTGATGACAGAGATAGGCACATTACGGCTCTTGGCAATACTTGCCCATGAATGCCGACCGACATACATCGTCAAGGGTATTGGCAAATCCAGTTGCTTCCCGATTTTCTTCAACAGATGGTTCACTCGGTGAAGTTCGTTGGCGTATTGCTTCCGATAGTCCTCGTCCCGTTTTGTAATGATGGGCAAGAGGTATTCCGTTTCGTTTATCGGATACTTGTCAAGAATCTCTTGCATACACTTTTCCCATTTGATGAACAACTGTTGTCCCGTCTTACGTCTGCGGTAGGAAAGAGTGCCATTATGCAGGTCTTTCTTTCTCAGATAAGCCATGTCGATGAACGACATTCCCCTTGTATAGAAACTGAACAGGAATATGTCACGGGCATAGTCAAGATTGGGCATCAATGACAAGTCAAGCCCTTTGATGCGTCTAATATCATTGAGTGACAAGGCTCGCTTTATGGTTTTCTCCACTCCCGTATAGACGGACTTGAACGGATGTCGTTGTTCGGTCAATCCGTCTTCCACCGCACGGTTATAGACCGCTTTCAGAATACGCATATAGAAGGATATGGTGTTGAGCGTATTTCCCCTGCCTTTCAAATAAGCCTCGTACTCTGCCAACAAATCCGCATTAAATTGGTCAAACAAGGCCTCTGTGTCATTCATAAAACCGCTAAAACTTCTGAGTGCAGCTGTATAAGTTTCAGAAGTGCGTATCTTCCCCAAGCGTTTCAGTCTCGCTATCTGCTGGCTGATGTAAGCGTTAAACGACAGTTCTTGCCTGTTGTCATAAAAGCGCATGATTATATCGTCCGTTACAAATGTGCCGGACTGGGATAACGTGTGTATGATTTTGTTCAGTCTCTCCTTGTCCCACTTGATACGTGAACCGATTGAAAGCAGGTAATTGTTCCTCTCTTGTCCTGTCGATATATGATGTAAGACAACCGTTTCAGAATGGCAGTCCCATTCCGAAACGAAAAGTTTATACTCTGTGTTTATCTGTCTGACCACACGGTTGTGGATGACCTGATAGTAGAGTGTACCCTCCCTGCCGTTTACGGTGGATGGGCGAAACTTGACCTTTATCGATGCCATATCAGTCGGATTTGGATTGATAACACTTCTCCATCTCCCTTGAAAGCTCCACAATCTCCCGGCTCAACTTCACAAGTTCAATGGTACAACTTTCCAACTTGTAGAGCAGAGCCATTGCCTTCTTCTCCGAAAAATGGCATCGCAGCTCTTTGACTACCTGATTATAGTTCGTACCAATGGCACGGAACTGGGCGTGAAAGTCCGACAGCTTGGTGTAGTATTCCAGCATCGCCTTGTCCACCTTTAACACCTTGAACTTCTGTCCGAAGAAGTGCGCCTTGAGAAAGACGGCTTTCGCATATACCTGTGATTCCTCGTACATCGTGAGGAACTTGTTCCATTCCTCATCATCGAAGCGCACCATCACGCAGTGCGTCTTCGGGTTCAACTTGGGATTCCTCCCGTATTTGATCTTCTTTTTCATGCTTCTTATTCTTTTAGTTTAATGGTTCATCCTTTGTTTAATCTCCGATTAAAGAACCTCGAAATTATCCGACTTCGGAGGATAATTCTGCCCACGGCAGTGCAAGGGTTTTCAGTTACTCCGGAACATCCGAGTAACTGAAAACATACCTTGCTGTGTCTTTGAGGACACAAAAATCCTCCGCCTGTCGGATTGATTTCCGAGTGTAATAACTCACTTTGTGTATCGGTCGAACCGATGGAGTGCATCCAACGGCTCAACCTGTTCCACCGTAATCCCGTCAGAGTTTGCGCCATTGCTCGATGTCATTCCGGTAGGCATCGAGGTGCAGGCGGACAAGGTTCTCTATAAGTCCGGATGCGCTCATGCCCTTCCCTCCGAGGTAGCGGACAACCCTGTCCAGCTCGTCACGCACCGTCTCACTGACGAACACGGGCTTGCGGTTGATAATTTTGGGAACTTTGAGATAGGTGGTGCGGTACTCATCCAAAGACAGCCTGCGCTGTTTGCTGCTGATGCGCTTCTGCGGCATTGCCGCTTCTTCGGTCGCCACTCCTGACGGTTCATCTGCCATAGGAATTTCTGTTTCTTCCGTGACGGTCTTGCCGAGCTGTTCCGGCTCCTCCGGTTCCAGACCGATACTCCTGTAGAAGTCGTCTATCGACTTGGAGGTGTAGGGTTCCCTGCGCCCCATTTTTTCCACGATTTCACGAGCTTGATGCTCTGTAATGTTTGGTTCTTTTTTTATTGTAAAAACAAATTGATTAAGTTATTGAATGTGGTCTTGGTCTATACCTCGACCGATTATCGGGAGCGAAGTAAGGTGCTTTAATGCAGTCAGTCAAGCACTTGGATTTTCTTAGGCATTTTTGTACGGTTTTGCTTTATGGAGACTGATAAATCGGTGCGGACTTCACCGATTTGCCGGATATGAATAGCTGAAAGGACAAAGGTACGATTGGGGGCTATTTTAAATTAACCCCTTATTTTGGCTGTGGCTTCTTTATAAAAAAATGGGAATTAAAGGCTGAACGGAAATCGTATTCCACCGGCTTGCTCACAGATAACCGGCAAGCAGTACCCCGGACAATGACTACCGTATCGGCGCAACACGCTGCCACTTTTTGGAAATCCATTGCATGACAGCGGATAATGTATTTCTTTGTGGCAAAAGAAACAGTAACAATTAAAAGAAGGAGAATATGGAAATCGTATCAATCGAAAGAAAGACCTTTGAGGCAATGGTCGCCAAGTTCGACCGTTTCGTCAGCCGTATGGATGTCATCTGCCATCGGCACGGGGAAAAGAAAATGAGCGAATGGATGGATAATCAGGACGTGTGCCGTATGCTCAACATCAGCCCTCGCACGTTACAGACGCTTCGGGATAACGGCACGCTGGCTTATTCACAGATAAACCACAAGACGTATTACCGTCCCGAAGACGTGGAGCTCATCGTCTCCGTTGTGGAGGATAGAAGAAAGGAAGCGAAGTTCAAAGGAAAGACTATATGAATTAAATATAATGACAATACCCACTAAATCCAAAGTAATATGAATGAGTTGATTAACAAGGACAACAAGTGGATAATCCACTTTATGGGCAGTCTTGACAGACTGCTTGACAATGTAGAGTACCTGACTGCCAATTACCGCCCGACATTGGGCGGTGAGCGTTTCTTCACTGACAAGGAGGTGTCGGCACGGCTGAAGGTGAGCCGCCGGACACTTCAGGACTACCGCAATGAAGGGCGTATCGCCTATATACAGTTGGGCGGTAAAATCCTCTACCGTGAATCCGACATCGAACGGATGCTGAATGACGGCTACCGCTCCGCCTACCGACAGAGGGTAACTTGATTTTTCTTGAAGGAGTGCAGTTTGCCGTATGCCCTGTATTGCGGCAGCAATAGACTTTCGACAAAAAGAAAAAAGGAACGGCTTACGGATGAAGTGTCAATACTGCGCTTCGTCTGTAAGCCGTTCCTTTTCTGCTCTTTACCCATCAGTTGCTTATTTTTCGTTGTCGGATGCCTTTCAAACGTGTGGCAACGGAAACAAGTGGCTGACGGGATGAACCTCAACTATACCATCGGTTGTTACTCCTGCCACAGGAAACAAACAACGTAACAGGCGTTTCTCTTTTGGTGGTGCTGATTTCATTTATTATAAACCGTCTGAACAAAGCACTTTCTTTACTGCATATCCTGAATGCAATGGCTATAACCATTTCAAGGTTGTAAACGTCATAACTGATACCATCCGGTTGCCCGATATATCGCATCGTATCGGCTTCATTCAGTTCATTGTTCTTATAGATTGCCCGTATCGTCTTGTGGACATTGCACGAGAACACCCCGAACAGGTCGGCAATCTCAAATTGCATCATCCATACGAGTGCGGTCGGCATGGTGACTGCACCCGTTTCACTGATTGTTATTATGCCTCTGCTCATAATCCCTTTATTTTATGATGATTATTTGCTGTTTCTTCTTTTCGCCAGCCGATATTTCCTTTCTTCGTTCCATCAGTTTGTCCATATCTTTGGAAATTTTATCATCGGTTATCCGTGCATATCCCTGTGTCGTTCTAATATTGGAGTGTCCCATCATCTTGGCGATACTTTCAATGGGTATATCTGCCGAAATCAAAAAAGTGCCGAAGCTGTGCCGACTTTGGTGATAGGTCAAGTTTTCCTCTTTCCCTATGGTTATTCCCAATTCGTGAACCTCAAACCATAGGGCATCACGATTAGGAAGAGGAAACACGGGCCTCTCGTCATCGGTCGTGTTGTACAGCGACAATATCCGTTCCGCTATGGGATGTAAGGGTATGAACGCCTCCACCTTTGTCTTTTTCCGGTTGATGCGGATGTACCGTCTGCCATCAGCGTTTGTTCCGATATGGTGGGGATGAAGAAGTTTGATGTCCACATACGCCAGTCCTGTCATGGTGGAAAATATGAAAGCCCGTCTTGCCAGTTCCATACGCTTGTCATACATCGGTGTGGAAAGTATCTTCTTGAACTCCTCACGGCTGATGTACCTGTGCCTTGCTTCCGGCTTTGTCTCATACTCCAAGTCCTCACAGGGATTTACACGAAGAATCTCCTTATCGACTGCCAGATACAACAGGCGGTTCAGCCAACGCAGGCAATGGTTGGTCTGGGAAACCCCGAAGTTCTTGCATTTCTTCAAGTGGGCTTTGTAGGACTTGCCGAAATCCTCCGTCACTTCTTCAAGGGGAATGTCCTTTTTACCGATGGACGTAAGAAAATCCGTCAGGTACTTCTGATAATACATTGAACTTCGATAGGAAGAAGTCGAGTCTATTTCCTCGGAATGCTTCTTCAACCGCTCACGTTCCCATTCTCCCATCTGTAGAAGAGTGGTCGGATGGATGTTACTCAAGGAGATGTGGTTCTTCAAAATCTCGGCACTGACCACACCTTGCGATTTCAGAATTTCATTGTAGGCTTCCTCTGTCAGTCGTAAATATTCTCGTAAGCGGGTATTTTCCCTTACGGATTTAATCTCGTTTTTCTTGCTGTTCCATTCTTCCGGTCGGCAATAAATCCCCGTACTGATGGCAGTCTGTTTGCCGTCAATGGTTATGCGGCAGAGTATGGCGGTCGTACCGTCAGCCTTTACTTTGCTGCGGTTAATGTAGGGTAAAAGTGAAAATGTACTTCGCATATCGTTTTCTGTATTAAAGAATTAATTGAAAATCTTTGGTGGCTTCTATGAACTTGTCCATGTCCTCGAAAAGTTTCTTCGGGCTGACACGGGCATAGACCTGTGTTGTGGAAATGTCGGAATGCCCCAGCATCCTGCTGATGGTTTCTATCGGCACACCTGCTTCAAGCGTAATCAGCGAGGCGAAGCTGTGCCTCGCCTGATGATAGCACAAATCATCCTTGATGCCTGCCAGTGCCGCCAACGCTTTCATGTGTCGTCTGAGATTTGACCAATGCAGCAAAGGGAACAGGGTGTCCCTATCCTCACTATGATATTTTTCAATCAGCGCAATCGCTTCCGGTAACAGTTTCACACTGGCACGAAGTTCGTTTTTCTTTCTTCGATACTTCAACCACAAAGCACCGCCCTCATCCGTATAAAGGTTCTCGTGGGTAATCGAGACAACATCCGCATAACAGACCCCGGTGTAGCACCCGAAGAGAAACATATCCCTTGCCAGTATATGGGATTTGCGGTAAGCGGGTATTTCCACATCACGGATTTTCTCAAACGATTCACGACTCAATGCCCGTGGTGTCGTTTCCGTCTTCTTTGGTAAGGTAAAATGCTGGAAGTGGATTCTGTCGGCATATCCCTCCTTATACGCCAGACGGCATATCTTCTTCAGGATGGCAAGATGGTGGCGGACGGTATCAATCGCATAACCCTTATTATCGGTGGCAAATGCCTGATAGTCGTGGATGAACTGCTCTGTCAGTTGTCCAAATGCCAAATCTTTCACCTTGTACTTGGTCTTGATGAACTCCCCGATTGTCAGGCGCATATAGTGATAACCGGGATAAGTCCCTTTTGCCCTGTCTATGCCGATACGGGCTTTGAGGTCATCGCAGACAACATCCGTCATTCGCATGAGCGTCATTTGCGTTTCCATGCTGCCCTGAAAAAGGTTTTTCACATCGGTGGCATCAAAATCAACCTTGCGATTCACAAGGTTGTCAAAGGCATTGTTTACCGCCAACAGCAACTTTTCAATCTTGGCATTGATCTCAACCGCTTCCTTGCTTTTGCCGTTCAGACGGCTTTCACGTGGATTCCATAATTCGGGAATGCAGGACAGTTTGCATCCGAACTGTGCCATTGTCCTGTTTACCGTGATGCGTCCCATGATGGGAGCTTTTCCCGACTTGTCCGGTCCGCTCTTTTTGAGGTAGAGCAACACCTTGAATTTTTCTACTTTCATACGCTTATACTTTTTAGTGCAAAAATACTTGCCATATAAGCGTTCCTTGATATGCAAAATACCGTGTATGAGTGCAAACAAAACGGTGAGGATTTCTTTTCATCGCTTACCGTTACCTGTTTTTGTTTCGGTAACCGCCCGGCTAACGGTTTGGTAACTGAACAACCTCAATATTCTGTTGTCGTTTGCATTTTCCACATTTTGCAGAATACAGAAATACAGCTCATTTCAAACGACTTACGTTTAATCTTTACCTGTTCATTATTGCTTGCTTCGCCTTGTATATTCCACCTAAGCCGTCACACTTTTGCCACAACCATTACCTTGGGAAATGGCGTGCCAATCGAAACCGTCTCAAAGATGCTTGGGCATACGAATGTGCGCACGACACAAATCTACGCCCGTATCACCGACCAGAAAATCAACGTAGATATGGAGAGTCTCGCCGCGAAGCTCAACGGAATCTTCACTGCCCCCCTGACACCCTCCAAGGAGTCTGTCCGTCGAGAGCAACATCAGCGTGAGGTACAGAAGTTCGCAGTAGCGGCCGGCCTGGCATAAAACCTCTCCTCCATAGAGCCGACGACGGCAACCAGGCACCGACATAAGGTGCCTGGTTTTTCATTGCAATGTCCATCCCTTGCTTGTTGCGATTGCTTTTTGTGTTTCGGAGAGCTTGGCAAGATTCTTTGTTCCCAGCGTACAGGTTTTATCCGTCACGCCTTCGGCTAAAGCATTGAGCAGGGAGAGAAGACTCTCAAGCGTAAGTTTTGGGCAACCGTTAACCCAAATATCTACCGAGATCGCACCGGTAAAGGATACACTCTCCAGGTTTCTGCAGGCGGTGAATGTAGTATCAATCTGCGATGTCACATTACTGAAGTCGAGAGGCTGGACAATTGTCACCAACGAAGAGCAACCGTGAAACAACTCCGATGCGGAGGTTATGGCCGAAGTATCCAATCCATCAATACGGGTCAAAGTTTCGCAGCCATAGAATGCCCACATCATATTGGTGACATTGGCCGTTTCAAGGACTCCGACCTGCGTGAGAGCCGTACATCCGTAACACATCTGATACATAGATGTCAACTGTCGGAAATCCAGGTATGCAGGCAATTTGCTCAATGACGTATTACCCTTAAAAAGTTGGTATCCCGATCGGACGTACTGTATACCACTCGGAATTTGCTTTACCTTGTACGCAAGTTCGTACAAGGTGTCCGTTAGGGTTGCAGAAGCCCCCTGGGCAGCGATATGAAGGGCAAAGAGCGAACGTACTTGTGAAAGGCGTGATATGAGAGGTGTAAAATCAGCCATAAGTTATCCGATGATTTGTGCGAGTGAAGCGGCAAGTTCCGCTATTCCGAGCGAATCCTCCAACTGAACGATCAATGATTCATAAGTTATTGCGTATGCCTGCCCTCCGCGCTCTATTTCCAACAGGTCGGTAGGCGACATTGTGCTGGTTTGCGTAAGATCTCCGATGGTTACGCCGTTTGCTGTTTCTGCCATACAATATATTTATTCAGTGTATTCTTCAAAGCAACACATTTGCAGGTAAGTTACCAACCACCAGCACTTGCCCGCATATATCCCGGGTACGGCAACAAGTTGCAGGATTCCCGCATAACACTTCACTCGTTGCATCCTGTCAAATCCGAAATCATTCTGCTTGATCGATGAGAGTATGCCCGACTCAGCATCGTCTACGGCAAGGATGATATCCGGAGAGGAGCGTGTTCTCACAGGTGTGTCATACAATGTCAGCACATTGCCGATATACTCGTTTGAGGTCGGAAGATTGATCCATATTTTATAGTCCTGATATTGCTCGCCAATTGTTTGCAGATTCATATTCCTATCCACGGTGTACTTCCGTGTAGCGGTGTTATAGCGGGTGCCTTCTTCTCGCAATGTTTTGAATGGAATGCGTATATGCCCCGAGAATACCCCCGTAGCCATTTCTATATGTCCATCTTCGTAGATTCGGGTCTTAGCCGTACCTGCATTCTGTATACCATCTGCTCCGGCAAAGAGCATCAGTTTACCGTGCTTCTCATCGACCGTCCCCGAAATGGCACTGCCGGCCATACCGGCCACAACCCGGGCATTATTCTCATCCTTTACCCCGACAAACCCTGACAATACCACACCGCTTTGACCATCTATTTCAGTCGTTACATCGCGGAAATTATCGCGCAGATATTCCAGGTCACTCTGTTGTCCTTGCTCTTCGGATGCGGCACGTATCGTTTTGACGATTATAGCGCGAGCCTCATAGTAAGCTGCAATATCCTGGAAATCGGGTTCGATGGTAATATACTCGGGAGTTGACCGGGTATATTTCTCGATAGCCGTTACCGCCAAAATATAGGCATTGACATAGTCGTCCCACGCGGCATCCTTTTTACGGATGATGCGCAGCTGCGAATTTGCAATGCGGCCGGCTGTGGCGGTTACGCGTCTGTACTCTCTGACAAGATAAGTGTCGGCATCGAGAAGCAACTGCTCATACTCGGAACGTATGTCCTGCAAACGCTCTTTTAGAAAGGACTTCTCGACGGGGGACACCACTTCATCGGAGTTTATCTTTGCCAACGTATCACAAGCAGAATCGAGTTCTGCCTGAAGCGCATCAAGGTCTGTACCCTCCTCCGGGCGCAGGGGATCAATGCGTCCGAAACGTAATACTCCCCCCTTGAATGAGATTCCGCAACCACTTGTGCGGTTATATAGTTGCACGTCACCCGTTCGTGAGTCGAACCAGTTATCTCCCAATACGTCGCTTATGTATCCCTGGAGGTAGACGTTCTTCAGATAGGCAGAATAACCGCGCATATCAAGCCCGTGTGCTACAAGATTCGCCAGATCTCCGAACTGTGCCGCGATGTTCTCCACTCCGATCGTCCAGGTATTCATTCCAACCAGATAGCGGTCATAGGTTCGCGTTGTATAGTGCGAAGCCTGGCGTGAGGTATCGGTAGCATTGCCTATTGCCACGATGTTCATCATCTCTGTCGGATGATACGCAAAACCCTCGCGCAGTTCATATCTCCACTCTCCGAAAGTCTGCTCATCGAGACACTCAACCAGCCGGAAATAGCAGGTTGTAAATCCGGCAAAAGTCCGTATGCCTTTTGAGTCATCGCTGTCCTCCGTAGGCTCCGTGAAGTTCCCCACCGTTGAACTTTTGAAGATGCCCATACAAAGATCATCCCTACGCAACGATGCAATCTCGCCAGGTTCAAGTTTAAGGCTCAAGCGGCAATGGTCCTTGTCTACGGCCAACACAACACCGGCTCCCGGAGCACTCCATTTATCACCCATCGTGGTCTCGACACGGTTATAACGGAATTCAGGCACGTCCAGAAACTCCTCAAGGCGCAAATTGCGCATATAGGCATTGCCTTCGACCGAGAAGTCTCCTTGAATAGATCCTCCCGAACGGTTCAGTTTCTCATCAAGAGCCGACTGTAATCCTTGCACCTGGGCTATGGGATGCGTATGTGCCTTGGGTGCTACCCGTTCCTGCAACTCCTTACCACGGATTTTCATCGAGGCCTCCGCCTGCGGAACATCAACAATGAACTCAAACTCATCGAAATGCTCCATCTGCCCTGCGGCCGAAGCCAACTCCTGTATGCGGATCTCGTTCATAAAATTTTATTTGTTTTTATTCACGCAATTAACTATCTTTGAGAAACTAACCACTACAACTATGAACAAGTTCTGGACTTTTATTGCAGGAGCCTTTTCAGGTATCCTTCTGACGATCGTTGTTCTGTTGATCATTGGTTCTGCCAAAGGCGAATCCTCCATCCCCGGCCTTACCACATTTGAAGAAAGAGGACAGATGATGGAAGCAGAACAATACAGCATCATACAGACATTAAGTGACTCATACGCTTTAGCCATGGAGATCAGCCTTGACAGGTTTAACGACCTTGATATATCTTCCTTGCCTTCCATGCTGACTCCCGTTTTACTTATTGGTGACGAAACCACGCATTTTTATGATGGTCTTGAAGTTAAGGTCACGAACAACAAGCGTTTCTATCAAGTGGGAACTTATAAATACGAAACCAAATCGGAGGATTGGAAAACTGTCCCAGCTGTTATGTTGCTTGAGCAGAAGTAATTGCGACCTATCCTCCTAAAATCGAGGTTTTGAAGTTCTCCTTGCCGAGGACATAGACCAAATCCCGACCCTTGGCAGTCAATTGACCGCCAAGGGTTATTTGTATCTTCAGCGATGCTCCGGAAGCCGGGAGCATAGCCTGCAGTTTCGACAAGGGCGCAATCACTTCAGGGTCTGCCACTGCATTGGGATTATCTCCGACCAGAGCGAGAGTCTTGCCATATGCCAGGCCTCCCGTTGCAAGAGCCGGGACACTATCCTTTGCATTCTTGTTGATGAGAGCCGTCATAATGGCAGCCGCAGCAACCATCGCTGCGCCTACGGCAATCGCGGCCCATGGATTCGCAAGCACAGATTTTAGAGCCGTTTTGAACGCAATAATCATCACTCCGAACTCGATAAGTTGCGCACCGATATTACGCAGAAACGAGGCAAACTGCGTAAGTATGGCTTTGAGCAGACCTCCGAATCCGAGATCTCCGGCAATGATTTGCCCCAATGCCTCGGCTGCGGCCACAATGCTGTCTGCAAGAAATGCGGATACCTGCTCATCGAAGCGTTGCATTGTTGTCGCCACGGTCTGTGAAACGTGTTCCATAGCAACGGAAAAAGCCACTCCTTTGTTTGTCAGCGTCTGTGTATAGTTCCCCACCATCGCCACCGTGTCGGCAACATTCTTCTGCAGTAGCGTGCTGTTATCCGAGGCCCACCCATAGATGCCTTCACGCACCGAAGCCCATATCGCCCTCATCTGACGTGAGTATTCCGATGCTACTATCTTTATATCATCGATCTTCAACTTTGGTCGGGGAAACGAAATCTCCATCTGCGGAGTTACAACAGCAGTATTCTTCCCGATTGGGGCAAGATCCGCTGGTGTTATATTTTGTAGCTGTTGCAACTCCTTGCGCAAGCGCTCAATCTCCACATTGCAGGCAGCAATATCCTCAATGGAACTCTCCGGTAACAACTTTTTCTTTTCGAGTTCTTCGATCTGCTTTTGCAGACGTCCGATCAACCCCAAAGAGGTTTCACCATGCCCGGCAGCCTGTTGCATCTTCTCCATCAGAGCTTCACTCTGTTGCTCGGCTACGGCCATTATGCGATTCATCTCCTCCTGTTGCTTCTGCTCCTGAGCCTGCATCTCTTTTTTGCGTTCTATGGCCTTTGTAAGCAGTTCATACTCCTTACGAAGTGGAGCCATCTGTTCAGGATCTGCAATCTTCTGAATGGTAAAGCCCGCAATGATACCATTGGGAACAATCCGGTGTTTTGTCGTGGCAGCCGCAATCTCTTTTTGCTTTTTCAGGTTCTCCTGCAATTTCCGCTCAAGAGTGGCCAGATCATCGGCATTGGCCAACTCATCGACCATTTTTTGCTTCTGTACCTTGGCATAGGCAAAGGCGGCCCCGAGCGCCAGCAGTGCTGAAACAATCAGACCTACAGGAGAGAGCAATGCCGTAAATCCGGCCGCCAGCATAGGGATGATCTTGATAACTCCTCCAATACCAAGCGTAAGAGGTCCAATGGCTGCCACGACACCGGCAACTGCAACAACGACTCTCTTTATTTCCGGAGAAAGCGTCTGAAGCCAGGATACGATACCAGAGAGTGCCTTCGTGACCTTTGTTGCCAAAGGCATCATTGCAAAGCCGATCTGCTCAAGAAAATCGCCCCATGCATTCTGGAGTTGGCGCATGACACCTAACCCAACCGAGGCCGCGCCCTCAGCAAAACCTTTATAGTTCTTCAGAATAAAATCTACGGCTTCTCCATTTTTAAGTTGCTCTGTCGTCAGCTCCTTGAGTTTGGGAATGCTTTCGCCCAACTCACCCGTGAGCCCTCCGTAGGTCTTGGCAAGATTCTTTACAGCTGAGTCAAGCGTCATTCCGGTTGCGGCTGACAATTGCGCTGAAGCTTCGATGACTCGGCCAATCTGCTCCTCGGTCATACCCAGCGATGCAAGATAAGCCTGCTGACCGATGATAACCTCATCACCCAGCACTGAGCGTGATTGCAGTTCTCCGGCTTGAGCAATAAGCCTTTGTTGTACATCACTGCGGCCGCGCAAAGCTGTCAACAACCGTTTCTCGGCCTGTTGTTGTGTGTCGGCATTCTTCAACGCCACAACCCCTAGGGCTGTCAACGGAGCGGTGAGTGCAACCGAAAGCGTCTTGCCTACCGAGGAGAGTTTCTTCTGAAGAGACTCCATACTACGCTCTACCTGCCGGGCTTTCTGTTGAAACTCATAGGAATCCGCTCCAATCTTTATCAGAAGGTCGGCAATACGTCGGCTCATATGCTCTACGGTTTGTGGGTCTTATATAGTTGCCAACCCTGCTCTACATCGGCCAGAATGGCCGCACGACCATTCTCAACTCGGGAGATGGCCGCCGCGATACGCACCATCAGATCGTGATCGGACATATCCACATTGGACTCGGCCGGTAGCCCCGCACTCTCCGCCACGGCCCGGATATAGCCCTCGGTGTAGTTCTCAACGGGAGGTGCATAGCGGGAAATAATCTCGCGAATAGTACGTACTCCACGTTGATAATAGGAATCCAGCAGTACAAAGAGAGCCCGATACCCCCATGCCATCGATTCAAACTGTTTGAATGCCGGGTCTTTCGATGGTTGCACTTCACCCAGGTATCGGGTGGGTGATTTGCGGATATTACCCGGGTTGCAGTTCCGCAAGCCTCGCGGTAGTTTTCTATGTACCATAATGTTATTGCTTGTTTTGTTTGCGGGATCTGTCCAATTCGGCTCGCTTGACCAGCACGGGGCATTGCTCCGGAGGGGTCGTGCATTTATAGGCCTGGCGGATAACCAGACGATTGCGCTCCAGTTCTACATCCTTATGCTCGATAATAATCTCGAGTTTATCCACCTTTTCTTCAAGTTTCTCCACGCGGCCATCGAGCCGTGTAATCTGCTCCGATTGAATAGCCACAACCTTCTCTGTATTCTCCAGCTCCGCGAGATCGGCCTCGGCCATCTCCTTTCGTTTCTTTGACCTGAAAAAGAGAAGCGTCCCGACAAGACCACTTGCCAGCACGAAATTCAAAACAATGCTTACTATCTCCATAAAAGTTCAAATTAGTTTGGCGACACATATTTGTAGATTGCTCTTTCCCGGACTATATAGAGATCTCCATAGATGTAGAACAGCCCCAGGACGCTCTCCCCGGAGGCTTCCGTATTGCCTATGTATTGATGTGCATAGGTATGCAGATCGCAGATTGTTGGCGAGTCTCCAGCAAAGGCAATCTCCGCCAACGTGTGGTCACAACAAGTCGCGACATCACCGATACGTGCAATGAAGATATGATCGGTAATCGAAGTGCGCCGGTACAGGTTAAGCGAACCGTTCTCATTGATGAGCATATATTTGTCCGAAATGGATACGATGTGTTTGCCGGCCCCGATCTTGGTAAACCCTGAAATCTGGTGATAACGGCTATCATTGAACCCCGCCTCACGCGAAGTGCAGAAGGTGAGGCAACCGTTCGTATAATCGACATGCACAAGATCTCCATAAAACTGGACATAGTTCAGTCCTCTATGGTACACAGATTCCTCTCCGGCAGAACACAGTTCCGGTTGCTGGAAGTAGAGGTAATAACTTCGGGAACCATCAACGCGATTGATGGTGTAACCCTGCACCAACAACGAAAAATAGCCGCTTCGATAGGTAGCCCAACCCTGGTACGTCTCCGGATAGATACTCATCACCTGTTGCACCGTACCACGATGGTCGCAATAGTAGAAGGTCTTGTTCTCCTCCCGCACAAAGCCCTCTTCAGCCGGGAAAATCTCAAAAGGATGCGAAGATCGATAGATTTCCCGCAAGGATCGCGAAATGACATCAAAGACGAAAAGCCGTCTGTCTGCACTCTGCACAAACAGAAAATTCAGGCAACGGATGATCCTCTTCACCGTAAAAGGCATTTCGACAATCTTGATACAGTCATCACCTTCAGAGGGTTGGTCGCTCTCGATCAGGCCGGGCATCTCCGTAAGTTCGCAGTTACTCATATCTTCAGCTGCCAATAATTCAATGGAATTTACCGAATAGGCCGCCTTCAGATATTTGTCATCGCATAATACGGTATTCATATCAAGATGTGCCGAGGTAAAGACATCACCGGCGAGTCGCTTGCTCGGCAGTTGTTTGTAGCGTAACGCGCCCTGAACAATATGGCCGACAAGCGTATCGTAGTCGTTCCGACCCTTCGTATGCCACAAGCGTGTAGGGTTGCCATCCGCATCAATAAAATAGAGCGCATAAAGCAAATGATCATTCGGTACATCCGGGATGTCGCTTACCGGAAGCGTGATATTCATCTCCACATTGTTGGCCGGATTTATAAGACTCTCCAGATGCAAGCCTTTATCATAGACCTCTCCGGCATCAATCGTTATATTCATTGCCGAGAAGGTGGCATTCTCCATATGTCCCGAGGTAGAGCCGATACGATCGCTATCCGAGTAGTTGATCTTTCCGATGAGTGTTTGTCGGAAGTAGAACTGCCAGGTGCCGTCCTTGGGAATTCCGGCAATTTCGATTTTGATGTTCTGTTCGGCTCCGGTTTTGACCTCCGACACGATATCCGTTTCTGCGCTTGACCAAGCTCCCGATTCCGTAAGATAATAGATTGCGCCAGCGGCTACAAGGCGCACACCATAGTGTACGCTTACGGAATAGTTCTCCGAGGGCGGTGAGTAAATACCCCAGCTCCATTGGCGATGATAGGTCTTGATGGAGAACTCCCATGCTATAGGATAATTGCACTGCCTGACCTCCCGTCCTGCCGTATAGATACTTTCGCCATGGTGGGCATCATCTCCGCAGAAACACAAACTGTCACCGCTTTCGGTGAAGTCCAGGAATCCATAAGGATCATTCCACATCTCCTTATCGAAGAACCCCAGGCGGCCGGCAATGTTGTCGAGCGATTTGTTTTTGACATCGACCGTGATTCTGCGCAATGCAGGGACAATATCAAGCGTGCTCTCACCCATAACATAGATGCCGCGACTCCACATATTTTCCATGATATCACGCCCTGCGGAGGTAACTACGGCAACACTCGGCTCGGCGACAAGACGCGTTGCCTCGTTGTCTGTGGCAATGATACCCTGAGGCAGTTCAGAGCCGATCTCAAAGAATGTGACGGGCCGGGAGGTTTGGTACAATGATATGGCCCGGCGAATATGCAACGCACCACTCGACTGGAAAATTTGTCCGGCAAATGGCAAAAGACAGAGTTCCAGAATATCGCGGTAGGTCGGCTTCTCATAGACATAGTAGAGTCTTTCCAGGTCGATGTAGGTCTGCGTGAGCGGGGAAAGGCTTTCGTTCATGCCATCGGCATAAAGATCGAGCCAATCCGAGATTGGCATATCCAACTCCATCAGCTCCAGGCTACGAGACATCAACTCAAACAACGATTTCCGGCCCGATACACCGATCGTCATCAGATCGTAGAAGAGATAACTTGACAGGAGATTGAAACCATCGACTGCCTTGATCGTAACCGTATAGGGAGGGGCTGTAAAACTCTCCGAATAGAGATCGGCAGTGACGAAGCCTCGCCAATAGAGTGCGCCACCACGATAGACCGATACACGAAATTGCCGCGGATCGGAAGTAAACAATGAGAGATAGTGAAAATTCTGTGTGCAGAGAATATTGATACTTGCCTCCGAAGCCTTGATCGGGGCATAGAACTCATCTCCCCGTTTCTCCCAAGTGATCTTCAACGGATCATCTCCATCGAATGTCATCTCCTCAGTAGATGCCGTATAGCCACGCTCGGCAATCTCTACGCGCCACAACACCCCGAAATGCTTGCTTCGCATCTCGGCATAGTATTTCAAGCCAAAGTCTGCCATACATCTCCGTTTGGAGGTAAAAGTAGCTGTTCATGGCCTACTGACAGACGAACACTGTTCACCTATAAAAAAACCGAGACCTGTTGCCAGTCTCGGTTGCGGGAGGGAACAACAAATATCACCCTATCCGTACCCAGGAGTCTGCTTCAGGAATGACAGCCAGCCCGCCCCATGTCCCGTGCAGTTGTCCGAGGGAATCGATCATCTCAACGACTCCCTCACGACCATCATAGCGGTCGTCCTCACCTTCAAGATGGATGATCCGGATGCGGTCACCAATCTTAATGTTTTCGCTCTTTGCCATATGTTATTGGTTTCTGTCTTCACATTTCCATAGCTCCGCAAGCGCGGCGCGAATCTCATCATTAATCCTTTTGTTGGCCGCAAGAAGTTCATCATAACGTCTTGTGCAACTTTGCATCCTGGCACGCAGGGAGGTCATCTCCTCACGATTCCTTTCGAACTCGGCCTCAAGGCGGTCGATCTGACGATTTAGGCATGCTTTACCGCAATTCATAACTCGCTATATTTTAATAAATTATTACACAGCGAACATAACTACACATTTTGGAACACGCAAGTTAATCTGCACTTGATTCGAATTTTTCAGTCATTATTTTTTTGTTTCTTATAAAAGTTTGCATACCTTCGCAATGAATGACCGACAATAGTGAAAAGGTCATCGTTTGGATTGAAAATACAGTGGCATTTATTACCGCCACTTTGAGGGTTTCACTTGCGTTAATTTCAGTTTTCGCGCCCGCGCAAGATTGGAAACCTATGATAAATTAGAGGTGCGAGAACAGTATTATTATGGAGATAATGAAAACTCCCACCAAGACCCCCGATGGTCTTTTTCGATTCGGCTATGTAGCTAATCTCAAGAATGGTGTCTACATCAAAGAGCTACTAGAAAAATTAAGTGACACCGACCAAGAACCCACTTCTCAAGAATTAAAAGAAAGAGCGAACTCTGCAGAAGTTGTTTTGCTCAATCGTCATGGGTATCCTAAGGATGCAGCCGGAAGGAATATTCCTGAAAGTAAAGTTTGCTTCAAAGGCTTCAATACGGGATATAAGCTTGATGGTAAATTCATTTTCGGATGGTTTGAACGCAAGAATGACGAATCAGGTTTCGAAGGCGTATTTTGGGCAACTGAACAAGAGTTAAGAGCTTATGCTCGATTAAAGGAGAAAACATCTCGTCTTTTCAAAATGGGTGATTTCTACTTTGATAGTATTGATGATTGCCAAGCATTCCTTGATGATATCGCCAAAGCTGCCATACCAGAAAGCTGGCGATATAAGAACAAACCGTCTGCGATCAATCATCCTATTCTCAAAAGCTATTTAGAGACTATCTTTGTTAAACTCAACAAAGAGGGGAAGGTTATAAAGAGTGCAGACGGTAAACATATTATCTTTAACACAAATCTTCTTGACAAATTCTTCCATGCAATTTACATTATTGCAGAGGTTCAAGAAGCCGAAGATCTGGAGGTGTATATGTATCCTCGAAGAACTGCTGAGGAGAGTTATCGCGATTTCAAAAAGTATGGTTTCCCGGAGGATATTAAGCCTCTGCCACCTAAATTTTTTGAGGAGGTGAACGAAGTTATTTTTAATCCATCTTGGAAGATCGATAAAAATTATAGTACGCTTACACATATTATAGAAGAGCGCATAGATAGATTCCCCGCACATACAAGAACGAAAGATTCATGTTTGCTGGCAAGAAAGCTATATGATGCGATCGAATATGCTGTAGCTATTGCCCAGCGCAACTATAAATATATCGTGCCAATATATTACCCCAAAGTCAATCGCATCTCTTTTCTGATGCCGATATTTTTGGAGGGAACATATAACGCATACCCTGATTTCGCATTAGTTCTTCAGACCGATACAGAAAATAAGATGTACATAGCTCGAACTATTTTGGATTTAGAGACTGGTTATCAAGATGCAAGGTTAGTTGCAAAACCTGACGATTCCTGGCTAAATCCTGTTACACTTAAATAGTATTGAATGAGCCTAGTTAACAAGTAAAACAGTTAGCTAGGCTCTTTTCATTTAATAGTTTGTTGTTATCCACTCCTCCTGACGGCGACGCGAGACTTTCGATGCAGTAATGGTTCGCTCGATACGGTGGATATGCCAACCGCATTCCCGGACATACTGCTCAATGAGCCGATGAGGGAACATCGTCAGCATAAACTTTCCCTTGACCTTTGCAAGCGTATCGAGCAAATGTTGAAAATCCTCCTCGTTGAACGTGCCATTGTAATGCCCGCAATCACTTCCCACATAGGGAGGATCGACAAAATGGAATGCCCGATCGCAATCATAACGGCGGATAAGATTCGTGCCATCCTCGCATTCAACGGTCACATTCTCCAGGCGCGAACACAACTCCTCGGTAAAGGCATCTTTGGCATTGCGCAATTTCTGTGAGGTCGTGCCGGTTCGGTCGTATCCGAATGTACCGTCAAGCATACTTGCAAAACCCAACTTCGAACATACCCATACGGCCCAGGCCCGTTCCACGGGCGTGAAGAACATCGGATGTTGATTGATGTGTTTGGCGTGTGCATGGATTTCGCGGCTATGAAGCGTAGAATCGATCATCTCTTTGAGTGCCGCATACTTCTGTTGCGCCACACGGTAAAAATTCACCAACTCGGTGTTGGTGTCATTGATCACTTCACAGTCTGCCGGAGACTTGGCAAAGAGCACGGCACATCCGCCACAAAAGGCCTCGGTATATAACGAGTGGTCGGGAATAAGCGGCAGAATATGCTTCAGGAGAGTCTGCTTCCCTCCATAGTAAGATATGGGAGTCTTCATCTAAAACTTCAATTTCAGGATTAACAGTAACAGCAACAACGCCACAAGTGAAACTGCAAGCCACTTAAGCCAAAGCATCCCTGCAGTGTTGGGGCTCTCATCGACTTGCGACTGCTCCTCGCTACGCGCTGCTGTATTGATACGGCTTCGCGAAATGCTGTCCGTATGGGTCGTTCGATCAAGAGCAGTTTCAATCTTGGTGTGAATAATGCGCCTGGGGGTCGGATGCGATACCGACACTTCGGGCATCAGGTCTTTGGCAACAAGCGTATCGGTGGGCGGCAACTGCGGTCGTGGAAAGTCCGAATATTCGATGAGCGTCTGATGGAGCGTTGCCGTCATATGTTCCATCTGCTCATAGATAAGACGCACAAGAGTCGAGTCCGAGATTTCCATTGCTGTATGCTGGTGCGTCTGCACATTGCGCAGGGGCGAACACCCGGACATTAGAACAATCGCAAGAATAAGGATTATTTTTTCACACATTGCATCATCTGCTTTACTCGTTTCTGCCGCTCTTTAAGAGTCATCATATTGTTGGAGGGGACATTATCCCATGGCATCGGGAACATCTCCACCATCGGTTTCCGGTCTTTGCGCTCCAGCTGGATACTCGTCAGTACCCACACCGACCACCGCTCTCGCTCCCAGTCCTGACGCTCGCGATCGCGTTCCCGTTTGGCCCAGCCCAACCAGGCATATGAAAACTCAGCCGGTGTCAAGGATTCGAATACATCGGGATGCAGTCCCATTTGTCCGACTCCTATGGCGTACCATCGCTCATAGGTCGCAGGATGGGACTCTTCACCTCTTCACTGTTCCGCCGGGAGAATATCTCCCAATCGGTCGGTCAAGGGGGTTATGCTCTCCGCAAAGAGCTCATAGAGTCTCGGGATGAGTGCGGGTTCATCATCCAGCATATCCCAAACCTCATCTTCCGTATATCGCGTGGTGAGTCCAGAACGGCGTGCGCCCTCGTTCAAGGCCTCCATTGTAAGCGAAGCCAGATGATCGAGCAAGGCAAACCCCATATTGTTCCCACCCTCCATTGCGGACTGGAACTCCATACCATATTTGCGAGCGAAATTGTTAATCACCCGCAACGAGAAATTTACTGGTGTTGCAACACCTTTGATAAGGATCTCTTTCATTCCTGTTCGCTATTGGTGGCCGGGGTCAGATCCCCGCTGCCCGAGAGTGAGAAGTTGTAGGTCGAATTGTCCCCGGCGGGAGTTGAGAGAGAAAAAGAGGTGATATATCCCTCTCCCGAGTAGGTCTTCGTCAGGCCCGATACAGGCGATTTGAGCACGACCTTGACGAGTTTCTTGGCGAGCACCAGCGCAAGGACATCCTCCGATGTGTGCGATGTAGCGATTGTAGGGTCGATGACCACCAACCCATCCCCGTCTACTGACCAGGTGATGTCGCCAGGGTACTTTTCTTTCCCCTTGGTATCCTTGGTACGGAGATCTTTGAGCTCAAGATCGACTTTCAACGAATGAGTTGTGGCGTGTAGCGTAGGCTTATCGTCAATGAGGATAATGATATCCTCTCCCTGTACTACCCGTTTGGATGTAGATTCCGGCATAATTCTATTGTTTTTATTGGTTTATACAATTCTGAAAAGGAGCGTTACACTGTGTAAATCGCAGTCAGGGAAATACTCCGTACTGCTGGACTTATAGCGACAATATTTGCCATCTATCTTCGCGCCTTCCAGTGCTGCAATGGCACGATGTCGCAACTGCTCAACCGAAGCGTAACGATTGTCGTAGAAGGTAATCTCAAATGTGGTTACATAACCCGCAATCCCCGATAGCGTACGCACGGGTGTCTCCTCCGGCACGGTATAGACGGCAAAGGGCGTGGCTGTACGTTCATCCACCGCTCCGGCCTGGATACGTTGTTCCATCTCCGGCAGAGCCGTCTCCAACAAGTGGAGTATCTCGATTTTGAAATCCGTCATTTGACAACCCGTTTGAAGTTCTTATTGATAAACTTCTCGACTGCCCGTGCGAGGTTATCGCCAAACGAAACAATCAGACGTTGTGAGTTCGCCGTATAGGCCTGCTCCAGGTAAGGTGTGGGCTTGATGCCTTTCACACTTCGGACAAAGGCCTTCTCACCCTGCTCGTTAGTGAAGACCAGCAGATGCTTCCCTTTCTTGCGGGGTATGCGGGGATCTGCAGTTCCTTCGTGGATGAATTTGCCGTAGTACTGATTTACCGCACCCTTCTTTTTTGTGCGCTCAAATACTGGTTTTACGGCAATATCTACTTCTGACTTGGGGGCTGATCTGTCCTTGAAACGTACGATGCGTAGTTGCTTGCGCAACCTGCCGCTACGCACCGGAACTCTGTTTTTGGCCGTCTGAAGCATCGGTCGTGCAGAGGTTCGCAAAGCCGCCAACAACATGCTTTTCTGCATTGTATTGGGCAGTTCGTCCAGAATACGTTTGGCTTCGGCATAACCCTCGACTTTAACTTTCAGCATCACTCTTCATTGTTTTCAGATGCAACCGCCAACGACGACCCTCCGCGTGTATGGATGTTATCCGATGTTGTGCTCCTCCATCGTTTACAATCATACCCGCACGCAGTCCCTCCCGATAACGAATGGTGTAGACCACCTCGTTCTCATGCACTATACGGCCTGCATAAAGGTTCTCACGGCCTCCGGATTCTGTCCTCTGTGCATAGCATACGGCGACACGCATCAGCTCCTGAGTGCGATCGTTGTATTCATCGCGCATCTGACGATATTCCAGGATTTCAATGCGCGTATCAAACATCTTTATCCGAGGAATAAGGGTGTACACGCCAGGGTTGCAACAGTTTCTCGGCCGTAAGCGGCAACGTGGTTGCAGAACGTCCTACCAGCACATCGCTCTCATTATCGAAAAGAGTTCCCAATGTCAGAAGAACGGCCGCTCGGATGGAAGCAGGGAGACTTTCAGCAGAAAACTCCTGCGTGAGTTTCCGATTCGTATAATCCTCGGCTATGGCGAAAGCCATCTCCAGATACTCCTCGACAAGCCGATCCATCGACTCATCGTCTCCGATGCGCAGGTGCGCCTTGGCAAGTTCCAATGACACGGGAACTGACATAACTCCGCTGATTAGGCCGTAGCGTGAATAAGTTTTTTGACAGGGTGTGTACCCGCATCGAGTAAGGTGCCGTCTACGCGGGCAAACCCAAACAGCCCGATGGAGAGGTATTCCGCCAGCAACTCATTCAGCCGCACAACCTTGAAGTTCTGCACCATACGAATCTTGTACTTCGAAAAGTCTCCGAAGAGTACCGAGGCGGCACCTGCTCCGATGTCGGCCACATCATCGTTCAGGATGTAACTCTTGCCGAACAGCATGGCCGGTGTTCCCTCCCTGGCTCCTTCCTGCCAGATGTAGTTGCCGTTGTTATCCTTGACTTTTGCGAGCTCCCACAGCGTATTGCGGTTGAGCATGAATTTCCCTTTTTGCGCATATGCCGCATCCACCGACCGCATAAGGTCGATAAGGTTGTCGAGCGTGATGGAGGTTGCGGCGGCTTTTGTTGTACACTCCGTGGCGGCCGTGACGATTCCCTTGGGTTGCGATGAGCCGGACCCGGTGGTCAGATGCTCGTTGATACCACGCCCGAATGACTCGGCAAGAAGACCGCTGAGAAGCGAGTCCAGATCAAAGGCGGAGTCTTGCAGCAACTCCAACGATACCGGGATGATTGGCGTGCGGTAGGTGTGAGCCTTCAAGAGTACCGAACCAAAGGAGGGCGCACGTTTCGTAGACTGCTGGTACTCGGCAACGATGGTCGCCTTGGCAGACGTGTCATCAATGGTCGGCAGGGTCAGGTCATCACCCTTGGAGGTCGTGAAGATCTGGCCGGCTTCGAACATACCTCCATAGCTTTTCAGGGCAACCTCAATGGAAGAGGCCAGGCTCCGGGGAATAATGACACCGCCCGAGAGTCCGGAGATCCCGGCTCGAGCTTCAATGGCAGTACGACTCTCGGCCGAGATACCCGTCACACCGTGCAACAGGTAGTCAGAGAAAGCCGACCGATACTCTGCCTCTTTCTGATCATTGGTTGTACCCTGGACACGATGATGGTGTGCTTCGACCTGCCTGCGTTCGATATCGACGAACCGCTCTTCCGTCTCGACAGCCTGGTCCGCACGATCATAGTCCGCAATAAGGGCATCCCACCTCTGACGCTCCTCTGCGTTCATCTCCCGGCCATCGGTTGCCTTGCGCAACTCATCAATCTGCGAAAAGATTGTGGCGCGCTGTTCCTTGAGTTGTTTGAGTTTTCCCATATTTCAGTTTTTGAGTTTAAGTTGCATGGTCAGCCGTTCGCGGCTTACAGAATCGTACTTCGCGGAGGACGCACAACGTTGCCATTGGGCCTTACGCTCCTCAAGGTGACGAAGACTCGCCTCCGTATCGAGATAGGCCGGATAGACTACAAGCGATACATCGTAAAGTTTGGAGATATGGCGCACTGTCCGTTCATCATATTCCAGCCCATTCTCCTTGTCTGCGTATCGCCACTCATCCGCATCGACCGTAAATTTGAAGGAGCATCTGGCAATGTCACCACGTTGCACCAACTCCACCATATCATTGCCCAGAGAGGTGTTGGGAGCTTCAAACGAGAACCGCAGGCCTACCTCATCCGTAGAGAGGGTGAGTGTACCGCTGGAGGTGCGGGCCAGGATACTCTCTGCATTGTGATTGTAACACATCACCACATCGCTGATATCACATCCCGAAAAGGCCTCACGTGCTATACGCTCTCGGAACCACCCCATAATCGGCTCACTCCAGCACTCAAACTTGACGGCATAGCCGACAATCGTTCGGCCGGCAACCGGTTCACTGCGTTGCTCGATGCGCACATCAGAGAGTGCACAACGCACCTCCACAGGCTCATTCGGCCTTATTTCCTTTATCTGTGTCATTATCGGTATCTGTTTTTCCTTGATTCTGCTCTCCGGAGGATAATGCCAATGCCGTGCGCACCGGCTGCATATTCGCCTGCACAAAGTACTCATCACCTCCATCGTAAGTATTCATATCTTCAAGCGAGCGGATCTCATTGGCAGACATCGCACCCACCATATTCATGTTTTTGTAGAACTCCGACCGTGTTTTGGCATCTCCCCGCAACAGACCGTTCAAGCCAAAGAGGAAATAAAACGACCCGGCTTCATCTTCGCGCAACAACTTGCGGTTGAACTCCTCCTCCAGACGTACAAGATAGGGCATCAGGCAGTATTGGACGAATTCCATTCCCTGATGCTCGATGTTGTTGTTCGTAGCGCGCTCCAGATCGGCAATCATATGCGGTGGCACTCCATAGATGGTAGCGATCTCTGTCTTCTGAAACTTGCGCGTAGCAATGAACTGCGCATCTTCGGGTGGAATGGAGATCCGCTCATAGGTCATACCTCCCTCCAGGAGCAACGGGACATGCGAATTGTGCAGTCCCGAGCTTTGGGCTATGAGGTCACGCTTGAGTCGCTGGTATGCTTCCGGTTTCAAGGTCGAAGGGTACTTGAACACGCCCGACATATTGCCTCCCTGATTGAAGAAGCGTTCACCGTACTCCTGCGCTGCCTGCGAAAGATAGAGGTTGTCACGATGTACGGCAATGGGGCTCTTACCTTTATAGCCGTTGGTCGAGAGTCCCCGCAGGTGGATAACATCATCCGAAGAGAGCATTTCTCCCGAAGAAGTGCGGTAATAAAGCACATCATCGGCACTCAGAAGAGGCTCGATCTCGGCCGGGTGCTGTAGTTGCAGGCGCACGGGACGGTAGAATTTATCGCGATAGATGCGAGCATACCCATTGCCCCACAATGTACACGACACCATCAGATGGTGCATCAATGCGAAACGACCGGTATACGAATTGGGACGCTGAAGCAGAAGATGAGCGGGATGTGAATACGCCTTCTCGCGACCTTGTGACGTACGTTGGTAGAGATGAACGGGCAATGTTCCCACGGTTTCGGAAAGGATGCGCACACAAGCCCACACGGCCGAAAGATTGAGCGAGCCCTCCTCGGATATGTAACGTTGCGCCGTATTGTCGGAAACGGTGTCGGAGAGGAGAGCCGCATTGACCGCCTGTTCAAACTCTGAAGACGATACGCGGCTCTCCCTCCGGCTCCTGGCGGAGCGCGTGCGAGAGAAGAGATATGAAAGCCAGCTTGACACCGTTATTTGCATCTATGTACGATGCAAACATAAAGCGACTACTGGCTTTAACAGATGAACAATGTTCAGTTATAAGAATTCCTTGCGCCGACGACGGCTGATTGCCAGGTGCAACGAACGGATATCGGCATAGCGGCGTGAGCCGAAGATGTTTTGATAGTACTCTTCCAAACGTTCATACGCCTCGACCTGCGTTGGATAGAGATCACACATTCGGCGATAATACCGGATAAAACCATCGGTAGAGAGCAGTTCTCGGTGTTCCGACGAGAGAGGAGCAAGACTTTCAAGCCGTTGCTCCATATCGGCCCGCAGAGCCAGCTGGTGTGCAGTATTTCTCCTTCGACGACTCATAGTTGCAACAACCCGCGTTGATTATAGGGATTTTCGTCTTCGGAAGCCTGAGCTGTCATCCACTCCCCCAAAGCCATAATCGAAGCTACGATACCATCGATCTTCTGCATTGACTTGGCCTTGTCGGGTTTGATATTGCCGGCCGGATCGGTCATCACTACGGTCGAAGCGAGCATCCATCGCAACACCGGATTGCCGAAATGTTCGATCTTCCCCGTGAGAACCATCTTCTCAAACTCTTTTGTGGGAGCAGACATTGAGCCGTAACCCTGCCCGAACGGGTTACACACCATACCTTCGTTCTGCAGATCGATAATTGTCTGCGAGGAGTTCCATCGGTCATACGCTGAAGCCTGCAAATCGTAGTCCGCAACAATACGCAGGATATCCGCCTTGACAAAATCGTAGTCGATGACATTCCCCGGTGTAACAGTGACGTATCCCTCGGCCACCCATCGCTCATAGTTGATGTTCTCCTTGCGGATCTTCTCCTGCATCTTCTCCTCCGGAATCCAAAAGTATGGCAACAGCTGGAAGTGGTCGTTTTCGTGAAACAACAGAACGTAAGCCGTAATGTCCGAGACGTTCGAGAGGTCGAGGCCTCCCCAGCAGGCACAGCCCTTCAACTCCTCGCGAGGAGTCGTGCCGATGCATTCCATCCACTTCTCGTCCAGAATCCATGTCCGCTCGGCATCTACCCACAGGTTGAAGTTCTTGGTCAGCACATTGCGTACGGCTTCGGGGCGATTCTTCGCATCCTTGACCTGATCGGCAAGGTAGTCTGAAGAGAGCGACACCCCGAGATTGGGATTGGACTTGCTCCACATCTTCGGGTCGTCCCACTCCTCTTTTGAGTCCTGGGTATAGATGATACCGAAGAGCGAGTCGTCCTCGTTCACTCCACGCAACACCTTGATGACATTATCCCGATAGGCATAGCAAGCCCCCGCTTTGTTGAAACCTGCCGTGGTAATGATAAACATCAACGGCTGGCGGCGAGCTCCAAAAGCAGACTTGAGGACATCGAACATTCCCGAATCCTTATGTGCATGGAACTCATCGATAATGGCACAACTCGGATTCAAGCCATCGTGCGTGCCGTAATCCGAAGAGAGCGGTTTCATCGTGCCTCCTTTCAGGTCGTAGACGATCGAGTTGCGAAAAGGTGTGAGGTAGTTCTTCAAATCGGTAGCCTTGACAATAGCCACGGCATCCGAGAAGCAGATCTTCGCCTGGTCTTTGATCGTCGCAGCGGAATAGACCTCCGGACGCGACTCCCCATCGGCAAAGAGCATATAGAGGGCGATGCCTGCCGCAAGAGCGGTCTTGCCGTTCTTGCGGGCAATCTCAATATAGGTGTAACGGAAACGGCGTGTCCCATCGGCATGTTTCCAGCCAAAAATATTCCACACCACAAATTGTTGCCACGGCTCAAGACGAAAACGGCTACCGGCCCACTTGCCTTTGGTATGCTTCAGGCATTCGATGAAGTGGATGGCACGAATCGCTTCTCTGCGATCAAAAAACCAACCTCTGTCGAGAGCCATATCCAGGTCGCGGTAATATCGACCGACAGCCAAACGAACATATTCACACGCCAGAATCTCTCCTGAACGTACCCTCCGGGCGTACTCCTCGGCCAGATGTAGTTTCTGCTTCTCTTTACTCATCTCCTGTCACTGTTATCTCTTCAAATTCCGCAAAGTCATTCTTGGGGGTGTTGTTCGCGAGAAGTGCTGCGACACGATTACGACTCGATGGAGTCATTCCGAACTCCGTAGCCAGCGACCGGGCTGCAGCCAATGCGCCCTCGGCAGCCTTGCGCTTGGGGTTGATGATGGTTGCCGAGCCGTTCTTGGTCTCTACCTCGACGGTTGCACCCTCGCGCTCGACATCGCGCATCAAGTCGTGATACAACGCCATCTCGCGGGCATACGCCACGACCAGATCCACACCTGTAACATCCAGCAGGCCTTTGTGGATAAGTTCCGTGGCAACAACGGCAAATATCTTCTTCGCGGTGCCCTTTAACCCTGTACGTGGCAGAACCACAACCGCAGTGGTCGGTGGAATCGCCACGCTGTTACTCATCCGGCATGGCTGGTCTGTTCCCCGCAGGGATTTCAAGGCATCAGGTATTTTTTTGCGTCCTTTCATAAAATGCTATATCTTTGCATTGCCTTTCCCTCAATATCAAAAGATAGTCTTTTTAGACTTTAAATCTAAAAAATCTGATTACTATGGAGATAATAAACTTCATTCTAATCACTTTTGTAAGCTGAGCGTTATGGCAACTCTTTGATGCCGCCAAGGCTCAGATCAAGGAGTGATTCAAAAAACATTAATTGTTTCCGCCTTCGGGCGGTTTTCTTTTTTATCAATTTTGCACGCGCGTCTTCTCGACTTGGGGCGCGATTGGGTTTGGCAGGGTGTGAAGGAATATGCCCCCCTATCCCCATACACGATGTGTAGTTAATTGCACCATTTCCGCGATGCTTTATCAAAGAGTTACGGCGATTTTGGTGGTTCATTCCCAAAATGCAAACACTTTGTCATTCAAATCCTTAACACTGCAATTAATCACACCTTCATTAAACTGGTTATCAACTCTTTAATGTTCCCGGGGTTTTGGTTACCATTGCTTCGATTATCCGGCTGGGGTTCTGATCCAGCAGACGACGCTTCTGCGCCATATCGATATAGATGCGTGTGGTCGCCGAGGAGGTATGTCCGAGCAGATCCCTGATAAGCTCGATATCCATGCCGCTCTCAACGAGCAGGCTTCCGCAAGTATGACGAAGCGAATGGGCCGTTATCTTCGGATCATTGATGCCAATGGCTCGCAAACGTTGCTTTACCAGGTGCGAGATGGACTGCGTAGTAAGACGTGTTGAACTCCGACCTTTGCAGTGATTGACAATCAAAGCATCTCCCCATCGAAACTCCCGTTCGGCAAGGTACTCCTCATAGAGTGCTGCGGTGAATTCGGGGAGTGCTACCACATCATGTTTGTCAAGGTGACCCTTGCGCTGTATGCGAAGCAATGTGCGATCTCCGTCACGTGCAACGTCTTCAATATTGATCCGGCACACCTCACACGACCGCAGGCCATTCAGGAGCATCAGTGCGACGATGAGTTTGTCGCGCTTGCCCACGATACTCTCAGTGGAGATGCTCTTCAGGAGTTGTTGCGCCTGAAATGCCGAGAGCGGGTACTTGTAGTGTTCGCGCGAACGGATGCTTGAACGAATGCCCTCTCCGATATCTTCGCAATAATGCCGCTTGGCACAGTAGCGATAGAAGAGCCGCACAACTGTGATGTAGCTGAAATACGTGTAACGGCTCTTGCCCTCATAAAGCAACTGTTGCCTGAAAGCGAGGATATCATCACGTCTCGGCTCCCGGGGATCCTTACCCTGTGCAACAAGCCACCGGAACCACAGCCGTATTTTACGGCGATAGTCGGTCTGCGTTGAAGGAAGACCATCGAGCGAGGCGATCCACTCTTCGATGATTTGATTTAACGATAGCGTTGTTCTCATCTTCTTTGCCTGATGTAAAAATGGGAGGAATGCAGATGCCACATGCCATTAAGGACTGATTGCAAACCACCATCCGCACTCCTCCGGAAAGATTTACTTCATAGGCGATACAATTTAATGGTTAATAACTATTTATCCCGTGCCGATTTACGGCTGTGACATCTGTTGCATAACGATTGCAGATTCTCAATATCCAGCGGAGCACCGCCCTTATTGATCGGAATGATGTGGTCGACCATCTGTGCCGGGGTGTGACGTCCCTGACGCAGACACTCCTCGCAAAGCGGGTGTTTCTGCAACTGCACAAGACGTAGCTTCCGCCATGCTACAGATTGATAGAAGGACGTATTGTGATGGCGATATCCCTCATAAGGCTTTCGCAGGGGAAGCCACGGCCGTGGCGTGTTTCGTTTCAAACGTGGCATCAGCGTATTATATCGTGGTTAACAGGTAATGACGGATCTTCCGTGCGGAAGCCTTTCACCCGCAGAATTCCAGCTTCGGGGAAACGCTCTCGCAATGCCTCTGCCGAAAAATCGAAATAGGCAAAGTCGTCCGTAAAAGCGAACTGCTCATAATCCAGAAGGTTACGGCGCAGGGCAAGTAGATCGTAGTCATCCCATAACAGGATCTCGCCATTGTGTGTGGCATATTTGCGCTTGCCATTGGTCAAGCAGAAGATTACTCGATACTCTTTCATACCAGGCGTTGTTTATAGTCCTTCAGTTCGATGAACAGTTGTAGCTCCAGGCGAACAATACTTGCCGCAGGATAGCGTCCGCTCTTTCGTCCGCGCACATACTTGCGGTGCAGACGTTGCAGAAAAATCTCGGCATCGCGCCTGTCAATCTGCTCCGCGATAAGTTCATAGCCCAATGGTGTATCCGTGGATGGCGGAATGATGGTCTGGAATCGGCTCTGCGCATAATTGTAGCAGAGGGACACGATTTGGATGGATATCTCATTCATAACATACTGATCATTTACGCAGGCTCTCGCCGCTGAAATGGACACTTCGACACAGATGCGCCAGGCGATCCATCGTGCGCTCGCCATAGCGGTTGTAAATCTGTTCTTCACAGAGGTTCGTAGTGATAAAGACCGGACGATGATAGCGCTCGGCCGCATTAAGCACCAGATTGAAACCCTCATATCGTTCGCCATAATCATTGAGCATCGGCTCGACACCCAACTCATCGATAGCCGGAAACGATGAATGCAACAACCGATCAATGTAAAGCCACGGCCGGTGGCTGCGAAACGTTTGCTGATCGGGAATCTCCCTGCCCATATCCTGCGCATGGACGGGCTGCAATACGCGGTTCTTCATACGGAACAGTACCGGGAGAACCCCGTTCAGAATTACGCTCTTGCCCCGTCCGCAATCGCCCATCAGAAGCAGGCCTTTATCCTGCGTAGAGATCATCCACGCAATAATATCTTCATACTCGGGCAAATGGTGATATTGCTCGAAAGTGGAGTCCACGGAGCGGAAAATTGCCCGAAAAAGTTGATTGCAGGTCGCCCTGTCTCCCCAAGACCACGACCATATTTCGCGATGATCGAGCACGCCCTCGCGGGTCATCTGCGAAATCAGTTGAGTAATGTTGTTTGCCATAATATCTATCGATTGGTTTCAGTATCCGTTTTGCCTGCATCTCGCAGTTTGTCGATGTAATGTTGTCGCCGTTGCTCATCCTTGCTCTGCATAATCTGCCCGATACGTTGTCCGTATTGTCGGCCGCATTGTTGTGTCGTATGACGCAACGAGAACAATCCGGCCCAGTTATTCGCCATACTTTGATCGACAATGGCGGACGCAAGAACGGCATCATCCTCCGAGAGCCGACGAAGCAGAGTGAGGCATTTTTTTGCGCCCATCTCACTCCGATAGCTCTCATGCCGCAGTCGCTTGTATTCAAACCAGGTCGCCAGCACCGCACGCCACGGCTCATCAAGAGAATCCAGGAACTGCCCCTGATTGAATCGTTGGCCTTCTCTCTTTTTGGCGCAACTTTTTCTCTCTTGCGACGTAGCTGTCAGCTTTTCTTTTTTCTTGATTTTTTCTTTTATAATATCTCTGTTTAGTTTATATATGTGTTCATTTTGAAACGCAGTCTGCAACACAAAATCCCCATTTGTACCCTGCTGTGTTTCACATTGTATTGCAAACTGTGTTGCAGATTGTGTTGCAGAGTCCGTTTCAATTTGAAATACAGGAGGACTCTCCAATGCAATGAGCCGATAGGTACAGCAAGTATTGCCCCCGTGAGACCGAAAGGCTATACGCCCCATTTTGCGCAACCGCTCTCTCTCACGGTAGATTGTGGTACGAGACAATCCGGTGCGAAGTTCCAATAGAGAATAGGGAACTTTCATAGCCGGACGCCAGCCACTTCGATTGGAGATGGACATCAGAGCATGCCACAACGAAATGGCCGAGGCTGGAAGCGGATTGGCCTCCAACCAATCGTAGAAGAGTTTTATTTCCGTCAGATAGTTCATCGCTTCAACCGGTTATACTGGCGCAGTATACGGTCGAATTCTGTGGCATTATCACCCGTCACGGATTCCACGGAAGATTCACCCGGCTCCAGGGCGTACCCCATATGTCGCATGATATCGCGCTTGCTGATACGAATGCCGTTATTACACCTCTTGCGCTCGATGTTGTACTTGATACAGTCCCTATCAAGTTGCCGAAGGCCCTTGCCCAACATATCGGCGGCCTCCTGCCGCGTGATGTAGACATCACAAGTAGAAGAACCGTCCATACAACGGAGTTCATTCAGGCTACTTTGCAACGACAGCAACTCCGTCTGAATCTTATTGAGGATATCAATATACTTCATAGCATCGCTGTTTTATTCCCGGAACAAAATTCCGAACAATAAAAACAGAAAGTGCAGGGAGTCCAGGCTGAACTCCCTGCAATAAAGTTCTCACATCTCTGTAAATCAGCAACTAAATTTTAAGACTCCCAGTCAGGCAAGTCACAAGGTGCGAGATAAAGGCCGCAGGATTACGTTTGATGTTGAGAATAGTATCCCGCTCGTTATAGGCACTCGATTCTGAAATGGAAAGATGCAGTCTCTCGGCTACAGATGATACTACGCGGGCATAGGCCGCAGGTTTGCCTCGATCATCAACAATAGCCTCTGCACGGCACAATGCTGTGAGAAGTTCAAGCAGGTCGCGTTTGGTAAATTTATCAAGATTCCAGTGAAAAGGAGATTTTTCACCTGGCAGGACAGGGGTGAAGAGTTCCGGGAAGGTGAGCCGCTTCTCGTTCTGGTCTATCAGAGTGGTGATGTTGGTGCGGCAACGATGGATCAATGAACGCAACGTTTCATTTTTTTTTGCGCAGGGCCAAAGAGAGCTGTGTATGCAAATCGTGCAACTGGAAGTCAATCTCCAGGTAGCCGACCCCACTTGTGGTAAACTCCCGCAATAAAGTCTGGAATGTAACGAAAGCACCATCGAGCTCGGACAAACTCATCCCTTGCAGATCTTTGCTCACAACCGCTTGCATAAAACGGCAATCATGTAATTTTTTCATAGGCTGTAGTTTATGTAAGTAGATAAAAACAATCCCACTCTGATATACAGGATGGGATTGCACGTAATAAAAGTTATAGTTTGCAGATATTATCTAAAAAATCAATCCTACTTTACAGAGAAGTCCATATAAAATTGCTCGTCATCTATTTTATAAAATGTTACATCTGTTCGACCATACCGCTCTAAATCATTCTTGGTTATAAATGCTCCATTCGCGACACCAATTCTATTGCGAAAATATTCCCCTAATAAAGAATTATTTAATGGCGTTGTCAAGGCCTTATCTCCAGCTTGTTCTATTCTTAATATTAGTTGTTTATGATCATCAGTCATTACAGAGAAATGGGTCTTGTTCAACGGGAAAAATCCAGATCGTGCGACATCTGCCGGGACTGGAATATACGCCTGATTAGGCTCTCGCTTAGTTCCATTTCTACGATGCCCCCAATTTAGTCCAGAACCATGACCAACAACTCCGTCCCTTGTTAATAAAGACAAGGTTTTGTGCTCTCTTGATGATAACGTATGATTTTCTTCTTCTTGGTCCAGCTGACTTTTGGTGATAAGGACATATTCCTCTATCTCTCCATGATTACAAATTATAGAGTCATCCTCAAGAGATAGATAATAGCTATATGCAGACGATGGATCACATTCAGTTACATACTCTCGCTGTGCGGAACTAAATCCCTTCGATGTATAATTTGCTGATCCACAATAAGCCTTAATTGGCTTATCATCTTTCAACCAGATATATATTTTTGAATGGACCGGAACTCCTTTATAGATATACTTACAATCAAAGGAAGAGTAGCTGTCATCATGAAACGACATAAGAGCCTTCAAGCCATCATGAATATCTTGGCTAATACCCCCTTGCTGACACATACCCACCGTTAAAGAGATGTTGATAGCAGGTAACTTTTCCTCGCTAATCCTTTTTATGTGCCACGAGGCTATATTATGGCTTACATAACCAGATATTATTATGAGTTTATTAGCACCTACCGTTATTGGTTCGAGAAGAATCTCTCGAACCAATAACTCATTAAATGGTGCAAATTTTTTACTCATAAATATTAGGTTCTATACTTTCATAAGCAATCCCCGCAAACGATTTTAGTATTGCTTCAAAGATAATTTGAGCCCCTCTACACGGCACGGCCATTCCTATTTGCTTGCGAACACTTTCTTTACTTCCGATAAATTCAAATGAGTCGGGAAATGTCTGTAATCTGGCGCGTTCTCTATTTGTTAATGCTCTTGGTTCCGACCAATGATAAATATGGGTGCCACCGCCGCCACTACCTGTTACAGTGTATGCAGGTTTTGAAGGATCAAGCCGCTTGTATATCTGACTGATTCTCGCTCCCTGAACATTCAATTGAAGCTCTTTCGGCAAATCTGCAGTAAAGGCGTTCTGTCCTGGCTTTATATGTTGCAACCGCTTAACAACAATAGGAGACTGTTTTGTTAATTCATTGTTGGGTGCATCCTTTGCGATTGCAGGATGCTCTATAGCCGTCCGACATGAATTATCTATATCCTTATAGGGAGATGGTGAAGGTACATGAAATGTAACAGGAATATCCTTTCGTATACCAACTATGATGATTCGATGCCGGGCTTGAGGAATACCATATTCTTCAAACTTATATAAATGAGGCGTTATCTCATATCCGGCCCCTCTTAATTCTGTGAGTATTTTTGAGAAAGCCTTACCATCATTAGCATTTTTTAATCCGCCAACATTCTCGGCCAAGAACCACATTGGCTTAAATTTTTTCAATGCCTTAACCCCATATGAATATAATGGTCCATAAACGCCATCCATTCCCTTTTGCTCGCCAACAACGCTATAATCATTACAAGGGAATCCAAAAGCCAAAGCATCAATCTCGGATAATTTATCCATATTGAGCTTCCGAACATCCTCATGATATACGCTACCGGGAGCATCTGGACAAATATTCTTCCTATATGTATCGCAGGTATTAGCATCATAATCATTTGCCCATTGATGAACAATGCGAAAATCCTTATTCTCAATAATCGCATTGCTTGCCCCTACAGCAATACCGCCTGGCCCACAAAACAATTCTCCTAATCTAAATATCATGAAATACTCCCATTAAGTTTGTACAAAAATAAGTAAAATACATGTTTTGACGAAAAATTTACAGTCAGAAAAGAGCCTCTCGTATTAAAAAAAAGTCATATATTTGTATTAGTCTAATAATTATACTATTGAGGGCAATGGAAGCGAGAATTGACACAACGGACGCTATCGAAAAAAACGACGCTATTAATTTGATCTGCATGTATTATGCTCGATTAAGTAGCGACGATTTATTTTACAAAACAACGTTCTCTACCAATATCGAAAAAGTTGCACTCTTTTTTGAGATAAAAGCTACTACCCTTAGAAACTACAAAGACTATTACGACGCATTGTATGATAATGGACGTAAAGGTTGGTGGCAAAAAGACCCTAAGTCATATCCCAAGCTATATACAACATATGAAAAATACAGAGATATACCACTTGATGAGCATAGGCGTATCGTGGATGATATTTTGGCAAAAATAAATATGCCACGAATGCTATTTTTTAGTATTAAGACTAAAGATGCAGAAACCGTTAAGAAAATTCTTAACAGAGAATCTGCAATTGAATTTAGTGGACTCAACGTATTAAAAGACAGCCTTACAGTTGGGCAGGTCGTTTTTATTGTCCTTGGAGGAGATAGACCTACTTGGGACCCCGGGCTGGTGGGAATGGGAATAATTTCACGTCAACCATACGATGTTGGCTATGAAGGACGCAATTATAGAATTCAAGTAGACATAAAGTTGCTTCTCTCGAAGTCTATCAAACGAAAAGATTTAGTTCATTATAAAGATACCTTTGGAATCATTGGGATAGCACCAATTGTAAACTGGGAGCCCAATCAAGCATTATCCGAGGTCGAAGAACATAAAGCCATAGCATTAATGAGAGCTATGCTGGACATGGATCCGGATATTGATTCAGACTTAAGCCGTCTAATGCCTCCGCAGGTCATGTCTCAAATAAAAGGCGTGACAACTATGTACGTGGAAGTTGATGTGCCGTATGGGGCTCAAGGGCACTCTATTGCTTATTCGCCTCAAGAATCAATTGAGGCCATGGTCTCCGACGTTAGTGAAAATTATGCCACAGAAAGCCCAGTACTAGAAATATTGCAACCATATAGCAAAGAGGACTTTTTAGCAGAGGCTTTTATTGAAGAGGATAAATACGATGAGATTGTCGAGATCCTGGGGCGCAAAAAAAATATTATTCTTCAGGGTGCACCAGGGGTTGGAAAAAGTTTTATTGCCAAACGTTTGGCTTATTCGCTTCTCAAGCAAAAAGATGATAGCAAGATAGAATTTGTTCAATTTCATCAAAGCTATTCATATGAAGACTTTGTTGTCGGATACAAGCCAACCGAGACAGGTTTTAAGATCGAATATGGGCCATTCTATAAATTTTGCAAAAAAGCCGAGACTACAGATGGTTTATATTTCTTTATTATCGATGAGATCAACCGTGGTAATTTAAGCCGAATTTTTGGAGAACTTTTGATGCTGATTGAAGCGACTAAACGTAACGAAAAGGCGACTTTGCTATATACACAAGAGGCATTCCATGTCCCCGACAATGTTTACATTATTGGCATGATGAATACAGCAGATCGCAGTCTTGCCATGCTTGATTATGCATTGCGGAGACGCTTTGGCTTTTTTACCATGGAGCCTGCGTTTGAGTTAGACTCCTTCTCACGTCAAATCGAGAAAATAAATAATCCTAAAGCCGGAGCTCTCATTGATAAGCTTAAATCACTCAATCACGAGATAGAACAAGATAGTAATCTTGGTCACGGCTTTAAAATTGGGCATAGTTATTTTTGCGTTGACAATGCAACAGATAACACCTTGAAAGCTATTGTCAAACACGAAATCATCCCACTGCTGGAGGAATACTGGTATGATGAGCCCTCAAAAGTTGAAAGATGGACAACAGAGCTAATGTCCGTATTTAAGGGCAAAGAATGATTGCTATAAAAAACATATACCATATGCTCGCTTATGCATTCCGTGTATTAAGCGAACGCGGTTACGTGAATATATCTCCTGAAAGTTTTGAGAATACAACCAACCTTCTTTCAGCTATTCTTGACAAGGGTGTAACACAACTCATTAAACAAGGAATTCGAAGTGACTATATTCCGACCATCGAGAATACAGGATCTCCAGTAGGAAAAATAAATCTGGCAGAGTCGATAAAGAGTCAATATACGGTCACTCATAGATTAGTTTGCGAGCATGAACTGTTCGTTCCAGACATTTTCTTAAATCAGATTATTAAGGCTACTTTAACAATCGCTACACACGCCAAAGAGGTCGATCCAAATATTCAAAAAAGTCTGCGTAGAAATGCGTTTTATTTTCATGATGTATCAGATATTAATCCAAGAACAATCAGGTGGAGCGATATCAGATATGATAGGAATAACGCATCTTACAAGATGCTTGTCAATATTTGCTATCTCTTAATTACGGGTTTGCTCCAATGTGAAGATGAGAATGGCCATATGCAAGTTGCAAATATTATTGACGACCAAAAGATGCATCGATTATATGAACGATTCATTCTTGAATATTACAAGCGGCATTATCCAATGCTCCAGGTATCTGCTGCGCATATACCGTGGGATTCCAATGATGAAGATATCGCGTTCTTGCCCACGATGAAGTCTGATGTAACTATTCGATACAAAGATAAGACCTTGGTAATTGACGCAAAATATTATGGACAGATAATGCAGTCCGGATGGTTTGACAAGAAAAGTGTACATTCTGCCAATGTATACCAAATATTTGCTTATGTAAAAAACTTGGATACTAATAATAGCGGCAGTGTCTCCGGATTACTACTATACGCAAAAACAGATGAAGATATAACACCAGACTATTCTTGCTATTTAGGAAAGAATCGGTTCAGTATCGCCACCTTGGATTTAGGGGGGCCTTTCAATAATATATCTACGCAATTAGATAATGTTATAAAAGACTGGAGCGGGCAAAATAATTTAAAATGTTAA